CAAGGGTAAGGTCCAGAGTATCCGCAGAACCGATAACAAGATCAGCAGAGACAGTTACGCTAGGTGCATAAGCACCATCAGCAGCACCGTCAATGTCAAACGCTGTTACGTATTCATTGTCATCTGCGCCAGTACCAAGAACAGCAGTTGCGTCAGTACCAGTATTCTGAGTTGCACTGGAAGTTACCTGAAAACCAGCAGCAATAATCTTGGTGTTTGCAGGAACAGTGATACACTGTACTACGTCACCATTTGGATTGATGCTGTTAGCAGTAAGGTCAACGACCTGCTCAACCATATACGGATTGCGTCCACGCTGGGAATTACCCATAGCAGGAGCAAGAGTAGCAGTAATTGTAGCCATTGTTTATTCCCCCTATGCTAAATGGTAAATGGCGTTGACAAGAGCTTCAGGACGAAGAATCTTGCGGCCGTACAAATGCATACCCCGAACAATGTCGGCGAAGCTGTCTGGATCACGGTAAGTTTCAGTCTTATTGATCTGCTCTGCAGTAGCAACAGCAGATGAATGTCCTGCAACAATCACACCATAGCTGGATGAACTGTTTGTGCCAGCGAATGACGGGCCAGTACCAACTGAAGGTAGGTTGTTTGACTGATAGACTTGGAAGCCGTGGATTTGTGTGGACACTTGACCGTTTTGCAGTCCTGAACCACCAAAATCTGCATTGAACAAACGAGAATCTTCGTCTTTCAATACTTCCATGAACACTGGATCAAGGATCAACCAACGACCTTGTGAGTCCACGTTCTGCTGGTCAAGAAGACGAGCCATACGTGCAATCAAAGTCAGTGGGTGAGTATCACCAGCAGCAGGAGTTGCGTCAGTTGCACCACCCGTACGAGGGGCAATAGCAATAGCAGCACCTGAGGAGCCTGCAGAACCTGCACCATCAGTAAAGTCTGATGCGTCCAGTTTCATGCTTGCAAGCAATTCGTCTGTACCAGCAGTTGAAACAGCAACGGAACCATTTACGGTTGTGTTAGCTGTATTGGCTGCGCCGTGCAGAGCAGATTGCTTAAAGCCTGACATATAACCAAGAACGTCTTGGTCAAATTGGTCAGCAAGGCGATACGCAGCACGGTCACTTGCCAGAGACTGGAAGTTTACGTGTGAGTGTGCCTCTTCAATGTCATCAACCTTAAATGCAAAGTAGTTAGCTTTGTCAATTGTCAGGCTGAAGTCTTCGTCATCAAGGTCTTGCGGCGTGATGGTTGTACCACGGGCGTAAGCCTTAACTGTAATTTCGGGTTCCTTGATAATCTTAACGGAATCACCCATTGCAGCAATCTCACCGAAGTAATCGGAATTAGTGATTGCCTCAGCAACAGCAGACTTGCGGAAAGCAAGTTGCACCTGTTTGCTGTAAATTACGGGAGAAAAATTACCGTTAGGAAGATTACCATAACCACTAGCAGTAGTAAATGCCATGTTAAAATCTCCTATGTAGCATTTTACAGATACAAACTCGCAAGACTAATTAGGAGGCTGCTTCACTTGGGTGCGTGTTATAACAAGGTGGCCGCCCTGCTATTCAACGGGCCATGTTCGTCAGGTAATCCGTAAGACTTGGCTGTTTGCAAAATTTGGTATACCTACATTGCGCTTAGTAGATATACCTATATGACTATAGTTATACTTAAAAATAACTACTTGTCAACCCTTTTTTATCTAGCAGAGCCAGAAACATCATAGATGAACTTACCACTACGGATAGCTTCCATGATTTCATCTGCCACCTTCTCATATTGTTGTGGTGACATCTTCTGTACTTCGGACTCTTTTAGATACCCAGAAGCCTCATTATTCTGTGGCTTACTGCGTGAGTTCTTTGTAGACACAGACTTAGCTGCATCTCTGTCTGACTTAGGTTTCTTATTAGAAATACCCATGTCAGCTTTATATAAATCAATTGCTCGTGCAGCAGAACGTGCATCATTGTCATTGTCATACAATGCGTCCTGTACCCACTTAGGCTGTTCTTCTGCCCAGTTGTGGAAGTCATCGCTGTCTCTGATCTCATCAAAGTCAGGATGTATCTGCATCAATGCTGCTTCAGCTTTTTCTTTAGTAGCATTAAGCTGCATCTCATCAATGTATTTTACACGCTCTTCTAAAGCACTGGACTGTTCACGTGCCTTCTTCATTGCGATTGTTTCAACGATAGCTGCTACATCTGGATAGTCTGCTGCCCACTGCTCAATGTCTTCATCAGACTTAGGCAGTTTCATTTCTTTCTTAGTGGCTGACTCAAGCTGCTTTTTCATTGCATCTAGTTCAGTCTTAAACTCTTCAGCTTGCTTTTGCTGATGTCGGCGCAGATCAGAGTAACGCTTCTTAAATGTTTTCTCTTCAGCGGATGTAGGCTCTTCCTCTTCTTCAGGTTCAACAGTTTCTGCTTCACCCTTTTGTTCTTTCATTAGTTGTTCTAGTTCTTCTTCTTCAATCTTGCGTTTTTCTTCGTTAGTGTATTTACGATTAGCGAATGCAACTTTCTTTGGTGCTTGCATTTCTTCTGCCATAATTGTATCGTTCATTATCTATTCCTTTGTTGGGGCCGCTGTAGCCACACTGTCGGGTGTGGGGAGTGAGTAGCCAACTAATTGTAAGATTTAAGCCTCTTACGCAGCTTCTTGACGTACTTCCTTATATCTACCGTGTACTGTGTAGATATTGTTTTCTGTATGCACATCAAAACTTTCACCGTCAATAACGATGGACACTGTTGGTGTCATGCGTTCTACATACTCAAGAGATGATACAGGAATACCATTAATGCTATCACCTACTACCAAGTCTTCTGGACGTGTCCATGTGCCATTTGCTAGTACAGGGTGGTCATTACTAATCTTGAGTTCGTTATTGATTGCATAATAACCGCTACGCATATGCTTGTGTAGAACTTCCTTGACCCTGTAGTTATCAATCATGTCACCAACTTTGATGTTAGTAACAAAATCAATTACGCCATTAAGATTAACCTTCATGTCTTCGGTTAGACAGTCTGTGCCTGTACCAACACCTGTGCTTGCTCCTGATGACTCATCCATACCCGTATCGCTTGTACCCGAACCGCCCGGACCAGTATCGCCACTAGCTTGATTAGCTTCGTCACGAGCAGTTGCCTCAGCTTCAGTTGAATAACCACCAGTACCCGGACCAAATTCACCAGCATCAGGAACGCCAGATTTTCTGGAACGGCTAAGACCAAGTTCAAGATTGCTTAATGCGTCTTTTCTAGCTCTTGTTTTTGCCAGTTCTTTTTCATATTCTTTTTCCAATTGCATTGTTTTTTCAGTTTTAACCTTGCCACCCTTAGTACCTGTACCTATGTCTTGTTTTTCCCCCGTTCTTTGATCAGTACTTGTTACTCTGCCGCCTTTATCTGATGCAGTCTCAAGTGCTTCTTCTAATTCTCCTATATCTAAATCATAACCCGCAATAGCTGCTGCCACTGAAACAGGATTAGAAAGATCATCAGATTTAAATCCCATATTTTCCATCGCTGCAACTTGTCCAGATTTAATTGCTTCTGGATGCCCTGCTATCGCTTGTGATACAGACGTACCTTTTTTGCCTGCCATCATAGCTGCTGTTATAGCATCATACTGAGCAGGTGTAGTTACCTGTGACATACTAGCCAATCCCAAAGCATTCAATGCACTATTACGAGCTTGGTTCATTGCTGTTGCCTTGTCATTTAAAGCACCAAATCCTATATCTGGGACACCTAAAGACTTGCCTATATCTGTATTAGCAAAAGCACCAGCCATTTGTTGTGCAACTGCAAATCCGGGATTAGCTATAGCACCTACTCCTGTCATACCAAATTGAGTCGCACCTAACTCTGCGACCGCCGACCTATATCCTTTATGGCTCATAGCATTAACATTTCCACCAAATGCTGCTTCGTGATCTTTATCTGTCGCTGTTTGCGTTCCTAATGATGTTGTTGTTTCTACTGTACTAGAAAGTCCACCGCTATCTCCATCACCACTTGTGTCATCTCCATCCTGCCCAACTGTAGTTGTAGGAACAGTAGACTCTGTTTTTACAGCATCTTCTTTTTGCAATGTATATCCCTGTGGAATAGGATAAAGAGGTTGACCATTCTTAAAAGGTATTTGTAAAGTTTGTCCTGAACTATTTACATAAGTTCTAAACTCATCATACTGACCGGGATTGTTTCCTACAGTCTGACCAAAGGTAGGTATATTAGTTGTTTGAGTTGCTCCTATAAATTGAGTACCCGGAAGCTGTACCCCTTGATACTGTGGGTCTGTTTGGACTGGTTGAGGAGACCCCGGTATTGTTGGTGCTACATACGGTCTAAATCCTGTAGTTGGTCCGGGGTTAGGTGTTGTAGTATAGTTAGTACCGGGCATTTGAACTACACCACCATATGCAAACTCTTGAGGAGTATTATACTCGCCCTCATCTTCCGTGTCAAGGTCTTCTATAGAAAAAGGTAAATTATCTGGCATAATAGCTTCTTCACTATTACCCATCTGACCCATGTCTTCCATACGCTGCAAGCCCATCTTAGCTTCTTGGCGCATCTCCATAAGTTTTTCTAATCCAAAATAACGAACTACGTCTGCAGGAAAAACAAATTCACCCTCACTTAGCTGGGCAGGAATGTCATCACGAACTTCTTCTTGTGTAGAACCGGGTGGTACGTCATTACCAGATATAGGGTCAACAGTGCCACCCTCATCCATAAGACCACCTTCGTCAAACATATCCATTTGTTTAGCCATGCTATTCATAGTGTCATCCCTCAGCGTTAGCTACGTCCTCACGTAATCGTTTAATCTTACGTAGTACATCTATAGCACCCTGTGCTTTGTGTACCGTTATCATATTCTCTGATTGTTCTAGCACCTTATGATGCTGGTCTACCATGTTATCCAAATACTTACTGAAGTGGTCCCATTGGCGGTTGTTGCCCACCAGCGGCTTGAGCTTGCTGAGGAGTTCCCGGTTGTTGTTGTCCATTTGCACTAAATCCTTGTTCACCCGGCACAGGAGCTTGTCCTACGCCTATTGAGCCTCCTCCAGCACCTGTAGGGTCCATTGCGTCAGCACCCGCTGGTGAGGCTCCTACGCCCCCTTGCGGAGCTTCTTGCTGAAACCCTTTCATAATCTCTGCCTGTAGGGCGGCCTCGTCCATATTGTTGGTAACTTTATCGGGGTCTAAGTCCATTGACTTTGCAATCTCACGGATTACATACTGGAACTTAGCAAAGGGTGCTAATGCTGGGCTGCTTGCAATCTGCAAGAACTGCATCAAACGCTGACTACGTACTTCATTAGCCATGAGGCTTTCAGTACCACGTGCCTTAACTTCTAGGTCTCCTTTGATCTCTTTATCAAAGTCAAACTGCATGTTAAAGCGGAAAAAACCCTCACCAAGAGGACGCAACAGATAGTCGTCTACGTTCTTAATGATTGTCTTAGTGCTTCCCTGTGCAGCACCCATAAGCATTGAGATGCCAGATGCAGTACGACCTACACCAGACACACCTGTCTGCCCATGAGCGAATGATGGGAAGCCTGTGCTTTCATCTGCTAGTACACGTGCCTTATCAAAAAGCATCATGTTCTCGCTAGATACGTTAGGAAACTTTGTACCAAAGATTGCTTGACCCGGTGCGCCACCCTGCCTACGGAATACCTTGCCCGGATACAGTGACAAGTCTTGACCGGGTACTAGGTTTGTCTCGTCTACTTCTACGATCAAGTTACCTGACAGTACAGCATTGTCTACAGCCATACGCATAAAGCCATTCATCAGCGTTTGTGTATCATCCATGTTCTCAGCGATACCTACACCGAAGAATGAGTATGGGTTTAGCTCATACGGCGCAGCGTGATATGGAATTTTAGCTGGCTTGAATGGGTTAAGAACCATGCGAAGCAGACGGTTATTACAGACCCACACATTAGCTTGCAGTTCATCAAAGTCATTTAGTTCTTTTGGAATGTCTACGCCTTGCTCTTCTAGCAACTCAACGTCTACCATGCCCCAATACTCAAGCACTTCAAAACGATCAATGCCATGCTCTGGTGCATAGTCAGTTAGATCATCTTCCCAGTATTTTTTAGTATAGTTTTCGCCCATAGCGATAGCTTCATTGATAACTTCACCACGGAAGTATGGACGCTTCTTTAGATTGCGTAACTGGGTACGTGACATCTTATGGCGTTCAATTACAAACTGTGCCTCATCCATGTTGTTTGCATCTGGGTCTGGGTAGAAGTTCCAAACAGATACATGGTTTACCTGTGGTACAGTTTTAAAGGCTGGGTCATATTCACCCTCATCGTTCCAGCTAGGATACTCTTTATCAATAGCAAACGGACCTTTCATTACGCCCGTACCAAACAGTGCCATTTCAAATGCGGCATTACGTAAATGCTTAGATGCACCTGACTCTTCTAGCTGGTCATGTATTTTTTTCTGCATCTTCTTAGCTGCAATCATAGCAGGGCTAAAGGTGATTGCTGTAGGTGTCTTACCCGGACCAGCTTTTACTTTGTCGTTAATAGGGTCTAGCTTGTTTTCCATAACGCCAAGCTTATCTTGTAGGCTTGCTGCTGTAGCACCCGCTGGTAGGTCATTGCCATCCCCAGCAAACCCATAAGGGCTTAGTGAGCTAGTATCTTCACGTAACTGGTCCGGCTCATTAGGATCAAAGTGTACATCTTCTACTACACCTTCTGGTAATTCAGTAGGTTCAACAGACAAAGGAAAACGCTGGTTAGCAAACAGAACATCTACAATCTGCCCGTAAGCTGCCAGCGTCTTAGTTTTTGTGACTTTAATAAAGACACGAGACTTTTCTGTTTCTGTAAATTGAACATCAGGTCCGTACAAACCACGATAATTGCGGTAGGCTTTTAGCCAACGATCTTCGTCCTGATACCTATAATCTTCGGATCGCTTATAGCGTTCCATAATAAATGGTATAATCTTGCTTACGTCTACGTCAGAAACAGATGTATCGTCACTGTCTTCTAGTGCGATAGCATCATCTTCAATCATCATTTCATCTTCATTCATATTGCTTTTCCTCAGTATCCAAAGGTTGCGTCTGCTACTCTCATGCCGCCGCCGGGTCTACCCATAGGGTCATAGTCAAACACACTAAACTTTGGCCTAGACATTATACCATACCTTAACGAATCGTACAAGTGATCTTCCGAATGTGTGTCAATATCCTCTGGATTTTTCTTGTCAAGAGGAATGGACGGTAGCTGGGCAACGATGTTTGTGCAGTTATTAAAGAAAACAAGTCTAGGCTCCTCTGTAAATTCATCTACCTGTAAACGTCTGTGTATTTCGTTTTTACCGGCTACACGACTGCCTCTGCTTCTATCTGATGGTCTCCAACGACACCCTCTACTTACCATTTGCTCCGCAAGAGAAGGGCCAGTATCACCACGCTTATGCCACAGAGAGCTATCCAAAACACCATACTTAATAGTTCCATCACCAGCTTCTAAGTCAAGGATCATATCTGCCAAATCTGTGGCAAGGACTTTAGATACGTATAGTTCTCTATATACCACAAGTTGTTCATTAGGTGCAACAGCAAACCAGATAACGCCAGACTTGCTGCCGTAACCGTAATCGCAAGCCCTAAACTTAACCCAGTTATGAGGAATATCAAAAGGCTCAACAACGTGAATATTGCGGTCAAACTCTGTAAAAGCCGCACCTTCTTTAATATCCCAGTCTCCGTCAAGGAGTTGTCTTCGTTGCTGCTCTGGCATTGAGAGTAGCATTGCTTCGTAGTCACCTGACTCCGCAAGGTATGGATTATCAGAAAGTCTTGCGGGTATAAATCTTCTTTTGTATAAAGGTCTTCCAGCCTTTGCGTGTCCTGCTGGGTATTTAAGAACTTCTCCTGTTTCAATATCGGTTGCATCGTAGGCTCTGTTATAAGGCGCAGGGTCAATAAACATTTTCTTAACCCAATGATGACCTCTACCGCCGGGGTTGGTCGTAGCCCTCATATAAATTGGCAAGTCAGGTGCAGTGGACCTAAGACGACTTCGCATGTAGTTCCATGCATATGGTGTGGCCCATTGTGTTAGTTCGTCAAAACCTATCCAGCTAAACGCTAGACCCTGATAACGCAAGACATCATCATCTCTGTCAAGATAAGACATCCACAACCTTGCGCCAGATGGTGCAGTCCACTGCATTTTTCTTTCTGACCACTTAATACCGGGCCAGATTTTTGGGTACAACTCCTGCGACTTAAATACAAGCTCTCTTAGCTCTTCTGTCGTGTGTCGTAAAAGCAAGCCACTAAATGCGGGATGCCCCATGTAACGTAATGGATCAGAGAGCATAGCATAGGATTTACCACCGCCAGCACTTCCACCAAATAACACCTCTCGTTCTGCCGCTGCCAAGAAATCCGTCTGTGGGCCTTTGTTAGGTTTAAAGAGTACGTTCTGCGTTTCTTCAATAGCCTGTGTTTCATACTCTACAGGTTTTATTTCAACTGTTGGCTCTGGAGCCTGTTCTTTCTTCTTCAAGGACTTTCGCTTTGGCGATTGCCTTTTCCGCATATTCTGCCCACTTGCGGATGCTTGTAGCTTGGTTCTTACGTCTTCGCTCATTTGCTAACCTTTTCCTTAACCCTACATGGGATATGTAACGTCCTGTCTGTGTACTTAGCCAGTTAGCTACTTCACGATAACTGTATTGATTTACGTGGCTACGTGCCTTCTCAAGTAAATCTAATTCAATCTGTATAGGTTGCAGTAGGTCGGGGTCTGTTTCATCCTGTTTGTATCCGAATGGTACTGTACGTGCAATACGTGGTATAGCTACCCACTCGTTTTGTTCTTTAATATCTGTTGGCTGTGGTAGCTTCCACTTACCTATGCTGCGTGTCATTTGTTTTTACGGTTATCTACTGTAGATTTTACCATACCACCTACCCGATAGTCAAGTGTTATTGCAGCCATATCTTTTTTAGACATACCTTCGTATACTTTACCTTCGGCTCCTTTTTTAACAGCCATAGTTTCTTTTT